AGATTCAAAGCGGACGCTTGCAGGTTATATGAATGGGGACGTTGTGGCAGAAAAAAAAGAACCTGTCTATTAAATGGGGCTTTCTGACAGAATCAGAAGTACAGCTTATAAAAAAGCATCTGATAGCAGGCTTTTTTCCAATCACGTTTCGGGATGACGGGATAGACATAACGATAGACACTTACCGGGGGACACTGAGTAAAGAATATATGGGCTGGCTGGATGACGGGAACTTCTGGTACAGGAGTGTATCCGTAGATATCATACAGAGGTGAGAATATGATTCATACAAGCACGAAGTATAGAAGGGCGGTGCAGGGGAACAGGCAGTTCGGCATTGCTGATAGGATTACATTCCGGGATGGGACAACGCTGGAGCTAGACATAGAGGATTTCGTGTCTTACAGCATCGACGAGGCTACATCCAGCCCTGGGAAATTCGAAGTCGGAGCTGCAGTTATCAAGGAGTATTCGGCAGTTCTGAATAATGAGGATGGGAAGTTTGACAGATATGATTTTGAAGGGGCAGATATTGTAGCGCAAGTTGGGCTTATGCTGGAGGATGGGACGTGGGAATACCTGCAGAAAGGATACTACCGCGTGGTAGAAGCAAAAGCACAGGATTTAGTTATTCTGGTAAAGGCATATGACAGCATGCTGTTTTTTGACAGCCCTTACAGCGGGAGCATGTTATCCTATCCCGCAAGCCTGCTTCAGATTGTCCAGGACGCCTGCAACGCCTGCTCCGTGGCGTATGATGCAGGAAGCATAGAAATGGGAGGATATACCGTCAGGAAGCGGCCGGACAGCGAGACGCTGACATACCGAGATATTATTTCCTACTGCGCACAGATTATGGGCTGTTATGTAAAAGTCAACCATATGGACAGGCTGGAATTTGGCTGGTATGACTTGGAGAGCCTGCCAGACGGAATAGATGGCGGGGATTTCACTGGAACAGCGCGCCCTTACGAAACAGGGGACACATTAAGCGGGGGAAATTTCACTGATTATTCTTCGGGGGATAGCCACGACTGCGGGACGTTCCGGGATGCAGCGGGCTACCACCATTTCTACCATTTGGGAAGCCAGACCATAAATACGGACGACATTACGATTACAGGAGTGCTCGTGTCTGTTGAAAAGCAGGAGGAAGGCGCAGAAAGCTGTTTATATGGCACGGAGGGCTATGTCCTGGAGATATCAGAAAATCCCCTGATACAAGAAGGCGCAGTGCAGCAGGTAGCAAGGCATGTAGGGCAGAAGCTGGCAGGGAGCATATTCCGGCCGTTGAGTATTATGGTGCAGTCAGATCCGTGCATCGAAGCGGGGGATGCGGCTTTGGTAACAGACAGGAGGCAGCGCACCTACAGGACGGTAATCACGAATACAACCTTTACTATGGGAAGTATGCAGAAAGTCGAATGCAGTGCGGAGACACCCACGGAAAAGAACTATACGAAATATGGGGCGGTCACAAAGATACTGGCAAAAGCGAGGGACGAGGTAGATATAAAGCTTTCAGCGTATGACATCGCCGTCCAGCAGATGAACCAGCTGGCCGCGAATACGATGGGGTTCTACTCTACGACAGTAGCTCAAAAAGACGGTTCCATACTTGCATACAGGCATGACAAGCCAAAGCTGGCAGAGTCAAAAGTGGTGTATAAATCAGGGATAGACAGTTTTTTTGTCACCCAGGACTATACAGTGGAAGATTCTACAACCTTATGGAAAGCAGGGTTTGACAGCAGCGGGAATGCGGTATTGAATATCCTTTCTGTTATCGGGATTAATTTTACATGGGCACGCGGCGGGGAGCTGATACTGGGCGGTGATGACGGGAAAGGCGGCGTTATGCTCGTCAAGGATGCCGCTGGGAATGTGTTTGTCCAATGTGATATAAACGGCATCACTGCTACGAAGGGGACTTTCTCGGGAAGGCTGGAAGCGGCAACGGGGACGTTTAAAGGAAATCTGGAGGCAGCGGGCGGGACGTTTTCGGGGAAACTTGAAGCAGCATCTGGTACGTTCAAGGGAGCGTTAGAAGCGGCAACAGGTACGTTCGGCGGCATGACAGCTGAAGGAAATACATTGACACAGCGTACAGACGTTTCTACCCCTACACATGTTGGATATTACAATATTATTATAAAGGGAACGGGCATTGAGTTCGAATCTCATGTAAAAAAAAGGCCCGGTGTTAGTGATCCAAACCGATTTGAGACCAAGTATACAGATATCAAATATACGTCAGTTGAAACAAGCGAATTAATTGCAGATACGTTACATCTTGAGCCAGGATATATGGAAAATTACGACTCACCCACATGGCTCCTTGGGATATCTGGAGATGGTGAAGTAGTGTTAGTGCCGCGGGAAAGCATCGGTAATGGAGATGGAGAGATTGGAGTGGGCTGATAAAATAGGAAAAGGATTGGAGGAAGATTTATGGCAATCCAAATGAGACGCGGGTTAAAAGCCGATTTTGACCCACAGAAGATGCTTCCTGGCGAGTGGGCAGTATCTATAGATTCCGAAACATCCAACCAGATTGTATGGATGTGCTTCCGGGCCGGGATAGTGAAGCGTATGGGTACATACGAGGATTTCAAGGCCCAGATAGAGGAAGCAACGGACGATATCCGGGAGCTGTATGAGGAAACATTTAATGAAATAAAATCCTATATGGAAGGGCTGGCCGACGAAGCGGAAGAATATAAGGATACTGCCGTTTCAAAAGCGCAGGAAGCATCAGGTTCTGCGGATGTCGCCGCCGCAAACGCCGCCGTTGCATCACAGAAAGCAGAAGCCGCATCCGTGAGTGCAGATGAAGCTTCATCAAGTGCGGACGAGTCGGAAAATTTCAGAAAGCTGTCAGAGAGCTATGCTCATGGGGGCACAGGCGTTAGACCGAATGAAAATGTAGACAGCTCGCAATATTACTACGAGCAGGCAAAAAGAATATCCCAGGGACTGGAGGGCGCGCTTCTCCCAATGGGGACTATCGCATTTGCCCAGCTTCCCGCAGTGACAAGGCAAGCTGGGTATATGTATAACATTATGGACGACTTTACTACGGACAACACCTTTAAAGAGGGCGCAGGCTATACATATCCAGCGGGAACGAACGTGTATTATACGGCAGATGGGTACTGGGATTGTCTGTCAGGAACACTAGTAGCCGGCGTTAAGGGCAGCGCGGAAAACATTTACAGGAGGGGGTTTGTTGAAATCACAAAATCAAACATCGGTCTTGGGAATGTCGAGAATAAGTCTAGCGTGACAATAAGGAACGAGATAACTTCTTCAAATGTGAAAAATGCTTTGGGGTATACACCGCTTTCCACCACTGGAAATGTTGCGTCTGCTACGAAATTGAAATACTCAAGACTTATAGACGGAATTAGTTTTGACGGAAGTTCGAACGTAACACATTTTGCAGTGTGCGACACTAACCCGACAAGCTCCGAAAAATACGTACACATTCAAGGAATCGAAATAGTTGAGGGTGCGCGGGCAATTGTCCAGTTTAAACACGGAAATGAGGTTAATGGAATTTCGTTATGGATTAATGACAATTCTACTGGTGTTATATATTGCAAAAAAACGCCTGTTGGTACTTTTCCTGTTGGCTCAATATTCGAGATGGTATTTGCTGATAGCCATTGGAATATTGTTGGCGAAATAAACACATCTGAAATAGACCAAATATATACCAAATTGAATCCTTTAATATCCCCCGTTGCACTATATAGTTCTACACTATATGCTTCTGCCTTGAACACATGGGTATATGCATCCATCCCAAGCCTGAAATACTGGAAAGAAGTCAGAATGTGGCTGGAAGTAGGGGACGCAGAATGCAGGTACAATACGCTCACACGGGAGCATATACAGATGTGTGTAAGCGGATACGCCAATGCCAACTACAATGGACTGGTTCGTGTATCGTGTGATTTTACTAATGCGCGGATAGGTCTACTGGTGAGGAGTATGACGGGATGGGGTTTTTCTAATATAAGAATTACCCGCGTAGAAGGGGTAGTAAAAGTGTAGGAGGGACAGGACGTGCGAATCAGGGACAAACCGTAAGGACAGAGAAGCGTTTTATCTGGACTGGAAACGGAACGAAATCAATAAAAATGTTATCAAAACTAATAAAAACGTATCACGGCACTCATTTTCTGGGTGCTGTTTTTTATTCCGGCACAGCGCCGGGGAAAGGAGAAAAAGTGGAAGCAGTTTTATTACAGACATATACCGTCGCCCTGCCTGTCATACTGGGGTACATCGTATGGATTCTGAAACGACAGAAGCGTGACAGGGATGCAAACAGCACGGGCACGATGCTCCTGTTGCGCGTGCAGCTCATCGACTACCACGACAAGTACATGAAGCTGGGGAGCATCCCTTCCTACGCGTATGAGAACTTCGTGGAGATGTATGAGGCATACCATGAGCTGGGCGGCAATGGGATGGTAACAAAGATGTATAAAGAAATCCAGGATTTACACCTGGCAGACAAGAAAGGAGAGCAATTATGAAGAACTTTGAAAAATGGATAAAGGCGGCTGGCATAAGGGCAGTTAAGACCGTGGCTCAGGCGGCGGTTGCAGGAATCGGAACGGCGGCAGCTATGGGGGCGGTTGACTGGAAATATGTTCTGTCTGCTTCCGCGCTGGCTGGCGTGGTGTCGATGCTCACATCAGTGGCGGGGCTGCCAGAGCTGAAG